CTCTATCTCCTATTTCTATACCCGTATTTATATCTCCTGTTGTATCATTAGATTCTATATTTAATATAAAAGATGTATCGCTAACAGATATAGCATGGTTATCTGTGTTTTCTTCTACCTCATAATAACCTACTTCAGTTTCTTCTGCTAATTGATCAAATGGGGAAAGTTCGTCTTCTTCTTGAGATTGTTCTTCTTGAGATTGTTCTTCTTGAACTGGTGGTGGAGTATCTACAGGTTCATCTTGTATTGTTTCAATTTGTTCTTCTTCTTCGGGTAATTCAGGTTCAGTAACGGTATTTAAAGTAGGATCTGTTAATTTTTGTTCTATTGTTTGTGGTTGTTCTAAATTAGCTCCAAATGATTTTTGATTTAAAGAAGCAGGAATAAAACCAGCTATTTGTTGATTAGACGTTAAATAAATGCTTGATGCATCACCATCTATATTTTCTATTGTATGTACCCATCCTTTTTCATCTAAATCTTCTGATTGGCCATTTCTAATAATAGTGATAGGATCACCTGTTTGGCCGCCTTCACTCCATCTGTTTTTATTTTCGTCAGGTATAGTATCTCCTAAGGTAGTAGAGCCAAATCTAATAGAATTACCAAATCTTCCTTCAATAATCATATCACCTTCATAAGGTAATAAGGGTTTTATATTTAGTTGTTCGCTAAAATATTTTCCTAAAGTTATATCTGTACCCCCATCATCTACTTTTCTAACTACACCATTTTCTGTTTGTTGATAATCATTAGATGTGTTTTCTTCTCCTAATCCCTTTAAAGAAGGAAGAGCATTATGGTGTGGATGGTTCCATATATTTACTTGGGGTAAATAATAAGTTGATAAAAAGTTGCCACTATAGATATTTTTATCTTTAGTAGATAAAATTAAAACTATTTCATTAATTAAAGGGTAATATTTTAAGTGTGTAAATAAAGGTTTAGCTATGTTAGCGGTTTCTGAATTTTCTAAAGGGGTATTATCATCTAATTTTGTATAAAAAATAGTCCCAATAGAATCATAACCACCTAGTTCAATTGCTTTAGGGTGGTTTAAATCTAAAATAATGTCAAGTACCCTAACAGCTATTAATTTTCTGTCACTGGATACTGATATTTTTTGGTTACTTTTATTTGACTTAACTATCGCCATCTTGTTCAGGTGCTTCTATTTGTTTAGGTTCTGATTCAACAGTTTTTGCTATTTCTTCAGTTAATTCTTGAAGCTGAGCCATTTCATCTTCTGTTAATAATCCACCATCACCTGAATTTGCTGTTCCTGTAGATAAGCGTTGTACAATGGCTGCCATTTTAATTAATGCATCATCGTTTTTTACACTAATTTCCATATATTCTTTTATTAATGGAACTACAACAGTAGCGTCACCTAAAGATTGTACTAATGGTTTTAACTCAGCAATTAAAGAAGCTAGTTGTTTGGCTTTTTTCTTTTGATTACCATGAATATCTTTCAATAAATCAGAAAAAGAAACATCATCAAATAATATTTGGTTTAATGGATCCATACTATTTTATTATAAATATGGGAAAATTTAAACTTTTACATATCCTGTTTCGGCATATTCAGTATAAAGTCTTTTATATAATTTTTTAAGTACTTTTGTTACTTTAGTGATTACAGGAGTTTCTACACCAGTCATCTCTCTTATATAAATGTAAAGTGCTTTTTTATTAAATATTTCTAAGTTTTCTCTTCGCTTAAATAATATATTTACAGCATCACATACTTTCCTATCATGGTCTTTTTTAAATAAAGTGAACATATGTTTATCGACATATTCAGTATAATAATCTATAAAGTCTTTTATATCTTTTTTACGATCATCTCTACCTAACTGGCGTAATACACCTTCGTCTTCATCGGCTGCTGTAGGGTCTACTTTGGCTTTTTTCTTTTTGTAATTATTATTATTGTATAATATAAGATAATTTTTACCTACAATTGAAAAATATGAAAATGCTTTAGATCCTTTTTCTGGTTTAAAATAATCCAATTTTTCTAAGAAGAAACAACAAACCTCATGTTTTAAATCTTCTAATGATTCAACTTCTGTATAATAAAATTTAAATGTATGTATTAGATTTTCAGCTAATTTATAAAACGCGTATGCTATACGAGTACGATATATTTCATCTCTTTCTGCTTGGTTAGATGACGCTAAGTATTCTTTTATAGCAGTATCTACGTCTGAAGTAAAATATTGCTTTTTAGATGGTTTTCTACCTCGTCTTTTTTTAACAACTGGTTCGGGAGTAAGAGAACCGGTGGTAGCCGGTTCTTGTTTTTTTTCATTTGACATTTAAGGGACTATTTAAGGGTAAATTCGTTTAATGCATCTTGTATTTTTTGTACTTCTTTAAAAAACCAACCTGTTTGGTCATCAGCATAAAATATACCTTTATCATCTATTTCTTGTAACCTTTTATCACAAGCGGTAATTGCTTCACTTTGTTTAGAAATAAAATCTTCTAAACGTTCGTTTTTTACAATTAAATTTCTAATAACAAAAAAAGAAGCTGTTATTACTACTGCTAATACTATACTAAGTGTAATCATTATTAATCTTTAAAGAATGAATCTATAACATCTAGTGTTGCTGATGCTAATTTTGGGTTGTTTTCTGCGTTTACTTTTTTAGCTGCTCTTAATGTTTTATCACCTTTACTAGCATTTTTAGGTTTGCTTGTTTTTGGTACCGCATTAGTAGCATTATTCCAAATTTCAAATTCAATTTGAGCGGCCATATGATCTGCTTGATGCATTAATATAGGTAAGTGAGATCTTAATTTTGTTTCTTTTTGACCTGACATAAAATAAAACTTATTAGATTCATCATATAAACCATCATGTATTTTAATTCCAATGTATTCATTTTGGGTTACTTTACAACCAATTTCTTGTAATAAAAATAAAGATCGTTCTGGTACTTTCATAGCAGGTATGTCAGTATTAAATTTATAAACCTGACCTAATTTATCTATGTGCCATTGTGAATCATTTGGTTGATAATACTCACCTTCTTGCTGACCCATTTTACCTAAATCATGGAATAAAGCAACGAAATGCATTTCTTCAACAGAGTATGTAGATACATCTCCACCCATATTTTTCCATGTTTTATATAATTCGTTTGCACAATCATATACACGTAAAACGTGATCAACATAACCACCAGCAAATGCTGAATGGTGCCAATTTTTAGATGATGCTGGCATCATCATAAAACGTTCTTGGTATTTCTCAAAAAATGGGATTAATATATCTGCTCTTTCTTTAGATATATTTGTTTTAATTTCATTTAAATAACGCTCCCAATTTGATTGGATTTTTTCTGCTGATAACATAACCTATTATTTATTAAAGTGGACGTGTATTTTGAACTCCCCTAGCACCATAATTACCTGTGCGAGATATATTTATTATATTTCTAAGTTCTTCAAAACGCTCTTTTAATTCTCCTTCTAACATAAAGCGACTAGCAGCTGAGTTTTCACCTCTTTTAATCATTGTGTGTAAACGCGCTAATGATTGATCTAATCTATCTAAATGTTCATCTATTTGTCTTTCGTAAGCCATAATATTATTTTTTAGTTGTTTTAAACGTACGACCTTTTTTTATACCATCCAAATTATCTTTACGAGGTTTTGTTCGTTTGATTTTTTGTTTTTTTGGATAATAATCACCATCAGACCAACGGTCTAAATTTTTAATTTTCATTTGTGTATTGTTTATAAATTTGATTACACCATACCATATTTTCTTTTAATATTTTTTTACGGTCTGGTTTTAAACTAAGAAAATTAGTAGTCTCAATTAAAGCACCTATTGCTGTTAGGCGATTAATTTCACTTTCAGTACCTACATTTTCTACTAATTTTTTTAAGGAATTTACTTTTTCTAGGTACTGTTCTTTTTTAATTTCAGCTGCTGACTTTTGTTTTTCTAGCTGATTATCTTCTTCTATATCATTGAAAAATGACATAATATTGGTGTCAGGGCGGGGGATGCTCTTTAATGTATCGGACTTTTCCATCCGTTTTAACGCTTTATCTATGTTTTTGGGATCGTATTGATTCATAACCGGTTCGCCTGTTTCGACCTAAAAACCCCTACAGTGGTAGGATATGGAAAATATTAATGTAATCCAAGTTTTTTTTAAGATATTTTTACAAATTGAGTTGTTAATTTTGTTGATGATGAAGCATATTGCATAAAATAATTAAGTATTTCGTTAGCTTTATTTTA